AAATCTTCTGTCATCTCTGCAACCAACACTGCTTTTCTAGCTTCAACAGCTTGAGAAATCTGTTGTAGCTGTTGCGCAGCGTTTGGATCTGTTGCTGCCATCTGTTGTAGCATTTGTAACTGCATTATTTGCTCTCTAAATTCTAATTGTACTTGTTCTTGTGCCATCAAACTGATGTGTTCTAAAATATTTTTTTGTATCGCTGCCATAATCGCAGGATTATTTCTAACCATGTTAGTTGCCATGAAGTTTAAGTGAGCTGTAACGTGCGCTCTGTGATCTTGACCAGGGAATGCTTGGAAAGGTTTGCCACCTAAAGCATTAATGTGTTCTACACTTGGATCCATTGGAGCCATAGGTGCAGGAGGTGGTAATATTTGATCTATATTTTTAACACCGATTGCTTCGTACATTTTTCTGTAAGCAGAATATAAATTATGTATTTGTGGATTTGATTGTGCAAGTTGTAATTCTGTTTGTGCCATAGATATTCTTTGCGCCATAGAAAAAATATTTGGATCTGCAACTGGTATGATGTCTATTCTATCATCAAAGTCTACTTGTTTAATGTTCCGTGCTCCACCGACCACGTCGTATGGATATTCTGGCGGTAGATATTGCGCAACAACTTTTGATAATAGTTTAAATTCTTTTTTCATTCCTGCATACAATCTTTTGTGTATTGCAGACATGACCCGTGATCCACGTTCCAATAATGCTATTGTTGTTCCAACAGCCGCTTGTTGATTACCATCGCCCACTTGCATGTCAGCAATAGCCGCGAACCTTTGACCAGCGGATACAACAATACCCATTAATTGTAATAGTGTTGCTGATGGTTCTTTGTATGGTAATGGAAAGAATGCTTCTCTTAGGTTACCACCTGGTGCGTCCACATCTTTGAACTCACCAGGTTGTATTGGTGATGCTTCGTCTCGGACTCTCACTCCTCTTTGTTTAAATCCTGCAGGCAAATTAGATAGGGTACCTGCATCTAATAATTGACGTAAAGCAGCTGTTGCTGTTCTGCTTAATCCACCAATCATATGAATCAAACCGAAGCCGTAAAATCCAAGTCCTGGAAGAAATTTAAAGTGAACGAAATATTGGATTTTACTTTTCTTTAGATCATCAGGATTATAGTTTCTTCTAATAGATAAAATTTTTCTACTAGCCTCTTCTACGGTTACTATGTAAGGGAGCTTAATTCCTGTAGGTTCACCTTCAGAATCTACTTCTTCAAATCCCTCAAGATCTAAATTTACGTGACACTCTAAAATATTATACATTGGTTCTTGTTTACCAGTTTTTTTAGTGCCTTCTAATTCTCGTTCTTTTTTTTCTAAATCATTATTTGTATCTGGTCCTGGTGGGCCAAGTTCTATATCAGAATAAAAACCATTAACTTGTTGTTTACGTAAATCGTTTTCTGAAATTTTTATCGTGTGTATGATTGCTTCTGCATCATCCAAAGAGTTTGCAGTATATGGTACAATTAAATCTTCTGCTGGTACAAATTTAGAAACAGCTCTTCCTAATAACTGATCGTAATAAACTTTTTTAAATGTTGAACCTGCAAGTGGTAAATGAAATAACATAGAATCAAACTCTGGTTCGTACTCTTGCATTTGATCCATCAATAAATAATTCATGTAATCTTTTACACGTTGCGATTGTTGTTCTACAGGTGGACTAGAGACACCAATGATTTGTGTTCTAACAGGTCCCTCTGCTGGTAATAATTCTTTGTATGCTTGTGCTTGAAACTGTGTGACTGCTTCTGCTAATACTGGGTGAGTTGCGCCAGATGCTCCTTGAAAAGGCTCTGTTCTGTTTTCGTATTTAAATCCTAAAAGATCTAAACCTTGAATGTATCCTTGCTCCCAATCTTTTCTGGAAGTTTTATAATCCATATAGTTTTGCACCATTTCGTTACCAAGTGGATCTAAAATATCTTCTGGTAAAATGTCTGCTAAATTATCAAAATGGTTTTCCGTTCCAGGTATGTTTATTGCACCTGGTTCAAAATCAATCGTTGCACCACCATCATCTTCTGGTGTTACTTCTACAGGTGGTTTTTCTACAATCTCTTCTTCTTTGATATCAACTTCTTCAGATGGTATTTCCAGTTCGGTTCTCACCTGATTTGGAAGTGACTTGTCTATTTCTGCCATTTAAATTTCTCCAACCTTACGTCTTAACCTGTTTTAATGGAACATTCAACCCCTGTGGATTAGGACCTCTCTTTGGCGGTGGTCCAGATTTCACACCTCCAGATCCAAGTGGCTTATCTATTAAGCCTCCTTTTGCATTTAAAGTTCTATATTTTTCAAATAATTCTTTTTCTCCTGGTCTTAAATATTTATTTAACATTTTATCTTTATAGCCTTTACTTTTTAATTCTTTATACATTTTAAATCTTCTTTCAAGATATGGAGATATTTTTAAAATAGGTCCACCATCTTTTTTACCTTCTTGAAACATTTCTGCCAAAACCAGCTGTATCGCTGCCAGCTCTGACATATTACCAGCCATTTCGCTTACCCGTCTTTCAAACTCTTTCTTTTTTCCTGGGCTAAAATTTTTTGAATATTGGTCTGTTAATGACGACATCAGTAATAAGTCCTTTTCTTTTTTTCTTTGATCTCTTCCACATAGTCCTCTGGGTGATCTATTAGTCCACCCTGTCTAAATCTCATGATCGCTTGTGTGGTTGAGTCAACCAAATCATCGTGATCTCCATACGGAAAGGAAGCGCACTCTTCAATCACTTCGTGAGCAAACTCTTCGTCAGGAGCCCATATCATACCAGATTCAAATAAAGGTGCAACAGCATTTACACGAGTATGCTTATCATTTCCACGATTCGGTGAAAAATTAGTTACAGGTATATCCATCTTTCTTAGCTCGTGAGTTAATGGCAATCCGCTTGCTTTGGACTCAATGATAACTGTTTCAGGCTGCCAATATTTATATTGCTCTAGTGCCACTCGTCTTAACTCAGGAAACTCATACCGTCCTTTAACTGCATCTAATAGCATAAGGTTTGCTCCAGAATCTTCGTTAGGGTACCAAACACCCCAAGTGGTAATAGCAGAATAATCTGATGTTTCTTTTTTCGTGAATGCTGTATCGTAGGATTGTATGACATGATAAATAGTTGGCATATAATCTTCTTCCCATTTATTCCACCACTCACGTTTTAATATTGCACCTTCCTCACTAGTTGGATTCTGCATCCACTGTGCATTCCATTTTGCAGTCGGCAAAACAGCTTTTACTTTTTCAAGTTCACCTGGGTCCCAATATTCAGGCCACACTGGTTTGTTATCTATGATCGCTGGAAACTCAACCACGTGCCATTGGTCTGCTTTTGCTTCTGTCTGTGAGTTAATTAATTTTGCTGTTAAATCTTTTGTAGACCATCTTGTCATTACAACTACAATTTTACCACCAGGTTGCAAACGTTGACGAGCACCTGATGTATACCACTCGTATGCTTTTTCTAAAAGGTCCTTGGACATTGCGTCTTGCTCAGAGTGTGGATCGTCAATGATTAATAGATCAGCACCACGACCTGTTATTGCTCCACCAACACCAGCTGCAAAATACTCGCCTCCTTGTTTTGTTTCCCAACGTCCTGCAGCTTTAGAATCTTCTTGAAGTTTTGTTTTAAATAGTTCTTGATATTCTTTTGAGTCGATTACATTTTTCGCCTTACGACCAAAACGAATTGCTAGTTCTGCCGTGTGGGTTGCCTGAATGATTTTGAGTTTTGGATCAAGGCCCACCATCCACGCAGGTAATAAACACGATGCAAATTCTGATTTGGTATGTCTGGGTGGCATGTTAATAATTAATCTATTTATTTCACCCGACGCCAGTTGATTAAACTTGTCTGCAATGTGCCTGTGGTGGGACCCCTCTACAAAGTCTCGCCAAACATATTTTACAAAATTTAAAAAATCACTTTGAACACCTTCTTTAATGTCCTCTCTTTTTCGCAAGAGTTTTTTTAATTTGTATTCGTGTTGAATCTTTGCGGGTAACTTATTTTCATCTATTTTAATAGTTTCTTTCATATGGTACCAAAAGTATTTTTAGCCCCTACGGCCGTGTAAATCAAGCATATATATACATACATTAGGATCCCTATCTGCATTAAGGGGGTATAGCGGTCTAAAGACTTTGATTTTTTGGTGTCGCGTTGGTACCTCTATTAGATTAAATGACCACGCGCCACGAACCACGCGCCACGCATAAAAAAAACCTAGCCAGGAAAATCCTGGCTAGGTCAAGGGAGTACTAAACTTGTATTGATTAATTAAAATTAAACTCTAGTTGTTTTTCTTTTTTTGGTTCTGGTTTTGGTTCTGGTTTTGGTTCGGTGTCTTTTAAATTTAAAACCAATACACTTGGTTTAAATTCAACAGTGTCCCCAAACTCAACGTTGTCCCATTGTGCCAGAAATTCCTCGATACATTTAGCAATATATATCAAGTTCATTTTGGGCTTTTCTTGGCGATTAGCATAATGGTCGATTTGATCTCTAATTAAATCATAAAGATCAAAGCCGTGTTTATAACCCAACTTTATGCCGTCTATTCTTATTGTTCTTTTTTTCATATTGTCCTTTTTTAGTTGTTTAATTTATTTTCAATAATTTGAAAATATTTACTTGATTAGCATTTTCAAAAATGCTAGTCAAGGACTATGGAGGACAATATATGATAAATGAAACTATAAGCGGTTATCTTGCTAAAGGGCAAATTGAAGACCGCTTTTTAATTAAAGACATTGCAACTAATGGTTGTAGTGGTGGTGTATCTGGCTTGACCTATTACACTGAAACAGTCGCTTTTTATGATAAGCATAAAAAAGAAATTTGGGATATGCTTTATGATTTAAGCGAGGATACAGGGTTTTCAATTCCATTTTTAATAAGTGATTTTTGCGGGGCTCGTAATGTTAGCGATGAGGACACTTTTAAAAATTTGCTTGTTTGGTGGGCGGTTGAGCAAAAAGCAAAAGAATTAGAAAAAGATTAAAAATTCCCTGAGCCGTGAGCATTGGTTCACGGCTCATTGTTTGGGGGTCTGTTGCGGACAACTCGCGCGGTACTGGTACGTGGTTCGATTTAATCAACCTTACAACAGACCCCCTGACAATAATTAAAGGGTCAGTTGAACGTGGATAGCTTCCGATCAAAGACCTGATACTAGTAACAGGCACGTTGCTGACCCTCTAATTATTAGGAATTTTATTTTTATTTTATTTTTCAAGGCACAAGCTAGAATTTTCATTTAATAACGCACAAGCGGTCAATGATCCATGAACAACGAACAAGCGATCAAGCGCCAAAAAGTTTGGAACGTGGCTCATGGCTCACGGTGATTTGCAAGATATAACGCGCATATAACGCGGTCAAAATTAAGAAAATCTATATTTTATGTGAGTTTTTTAAAACGTTATATTGTAGGTATTAAAGGCAATCTTGACAATACCTTTTATCAAAATTAGACCTATAATCACCCCGTATATACTCACCACAGCAACGGCAATTAGAAAAATAGTCAGTTTTTTTGCTATTATCTTTTTTCTTACGGGGTTTTTTTATATCTTTTTTAGGTTGAATATTAGATAACATATTAAATAACCGCCTATGATTAATGTTAAGTCAAATATCATATTAAATACTTATTAGCATAATCGCTTAATATTTTAACACTTTTAAAAACGTCATTGTTTGATTTTAATTCTTTGAATGCCATTTTTTTAAATGTTTCATCCTCTAATAAATCATTAAATATTGCGGTTGTTTCGCTTTCAACACCCATTGCAATTAAACTAGATTTTTTCATATTACATTTTGTCTAAATAAGGGTCAGGAAATTGCTCATTGTTTTTTATATCCTGTTTAACCTTATTAATAGAACCTTCAATTAATGTTTTAATCTTAATATAGCTTGTAAAATCAAGATTATCTTTCATAGTTTTTATTTCGTTCAATAAGTCTCTCAATGCAAATAAACGCCCATAACGCTTAGATGACATACCACTATCTTGAATTGATTTTGCAACCTCTAAAAACATATCAGTCATTTGTCCTCGCTTTCATTTATTTGTTTATATCTTTATATAGGGGATAATATTTGATTATCCCCTATATTGTCAAGTGTTAATTTTCTATCCTTTTTAAAGTGTTAGGATTTAAAGCAATAGTTAGCATTGAAGACCCATTTTTCAACGCTTCATTTAAATCAACGGCTTTAGCTGTTAAATTAGGATAGCTTAAAGTCAATAATAGATTTTTAACTTTACCATCTATAGCGTCTAATTCCTGACCCTCTACAGTTGATTTTCTAAATTGCTTTGTTAATTCATCACGACAAATTTTTTGTAATTTAGAGTTAAAATCGTCAAAGTCTTCATTATATCCAAAATAAGCATCAAAACCGTTAATTTTAGATTGACGTTCACAAATAACTTGAACCTTTTTAGCTTGAGATTTAACAGCGTCTTTTAAAGCCTCTAATTTATTTTCTATTGAACGCTCAAAATTTTTTAGTTCAACAGTTACTTTTTTTAAAGCCTCTAAATCTTTTTTGACTTTAATATCTTTTAAAAATAATTGATATTTTTTGTCAAAAACTTCATCGACTTTATTATCAAGCGCTCTATTTAATTCACGCTTTTTTTCCGCTGTTTCCTCTTTTATTATTTTTTCATATACTTTTATTTTCTTATCCGAAAAAATAACTTGTTTATGTGTGTCTTTACTCATTATGTCCTCCATTTGTTTATTTATGTCTTTATATTTTTTTTATATCACTATTGACAATATTGTCAATAGGGATTATATAGGATATTGACAATTAATTGTTTAATTTATTGTCCTTAAAAGTGGGGTTTCCCTTAGATATGCAATCTAGCTATCAAGATATGCATACTTTCAATTGGGTTATGATAGCCCCCTAAAAAATGAAAGTATGAAATTATATAAATCTAAAAAGTTATTAAATATAGATAACAACGCTAAAACCATAAAGGGTCAAAAATACAAATATATGACCGCAATTCTATATTTAGCGCCCGCCCGTGAAAGCGGTTTCAACGTTTGTGCAATGGCAAGTATTGGCTGTAAGGCAAGCTGTTTAAATAAAGCGGGTCGGGGTCAAATGAATTCAGTACAATTAGGGCGTATTAATAAAACAAAGTGGTATTTTTTAGAGCGTGACAGCTTTTTAAATCAATTAAGAATAGAAATAAAAAGACACATTTTAAGATGTAAGAAAAAAGGTTTTAAGCCCGCTATACGTTTAAATGGTACTAGTGATATAGATTGGAATATTCACGGCTTATATAATGAATTTCCTAAAGTTAAATTTTATGATTATACCAAAATATACAAGCGAGCATTAAAGTATGTTAAAAAACAATATCCAAAAAATTATCATTTAACTTATTCATTAAACGAGGATAACAAGGCGCAAGCGCTTGACATACTAAAACGTGGCGGAAACATAAGCGCGGTTTTTAGATCAAAAAAACTTCCAAAAAAATTTTTAAATTATAGAGTTTTTAACGGGGATAAATCGGATTTAAGATTTAATGACCCTAAAAATGTTATTATAGGTCTATACGCTAAAGGTAGAGCGTTAAAAGATCAAACAGGATTTGTGCAAGATGTTTAATTTTGTATGAATAAAGGGTCTATTGGTAAATTGATTAAGTTAGTGATGCATCATAAATCTACACCAGTAGACCCTTTAAAACTAACAAGCGACAAGCTCAAGCGACAAGCGACAGGCGAGCAGGAAGGATAATATGAAAACATATAGAGCAGTAATTAAAACCACTCAGGAATGGACTAAAAATATAAAAATTCCTGATGATGTAGAAGACATAAAAGATTATGTTAATGACCACTTTCACGAAACCCACTATAAAAATTTTGATAATAGTTGGAAAAATAATTTAATAGTTCCAGAAGAATATGAAATTTTAGATATACAAGAGAGCGAGCAGAAGAGGTACAAGAATGAATTGGAAAGATAAAGATACTATAAGTTTTGATTGGTGTGTTGAGGACGTAAAGCAACAATTAAAAGATAGAAAAATTAAAATTAAATTTTCAATGGAAGATTGTCGAGAAGTTTTAGATAGATGTTTAAGAAGACACGACGCAACAATGGGTATGTCTTGGGATATTATGGATTGTCATATAAACGATATTATTGAAGAGAAAGGTAAAAAATGACACAACGAGATGATGGACACGACTATCGAGATAGTAAGAACAAGGCGCAGGCGTATGAACGTAAGAAAAAAGAAAAAGAAAAATTAGATTATTGTATGGCTCACGCAGATTATTTACATAGTAAATTAATAAGAATGATTGTCGATGATTTTAAAAATCAAAAAGATAATTTTGGTGAAAAAGATTTCTTATCTAAATTGACTAAAAAAGAATTAGAAAAATATGTTGAGGATCAAATACTCGCAGATGGTTTTTTAGTTGCAGACGAATAATAAATCTACAAGCTAGACAAATATTTCACACAATCTTCAAGCGAATCAACGATAGGATCAAGCGATGACAACGAAGAATCTACAAGCGCAAGCGTTTGCTTGCCTTCAAACAACAAGTGTTTACCCTTCCACTCCACAAGCACGAACGAGTTTTTGGGATGTAGGATATGAAATGAAATTTGGTGAGGGGACAGGCGAGC